TTGAAGTCGTTACCACCAGCAAGACCTAAGTTAATCATCTGCCAAATACCGTTGACTTGTGCAATCTGATCAACTCTAAACGGCTTGTATGCCGTGAACACGCCACCAGCGTTCTTAAATGACTGGATAGCCGATGAAGCGGGTTGCGTATTTTGTGTTGGTGCAGGTTGTGGTGCAGGTGTAGAGGTTACAATGGCGTTAGAACTGTCTGATAAGCCATTTAAGACGTCTTGCTTGAGTTTGCTATAACTTACCCCCATACTTTCAAAATACGCCACAGGATCAGTATGTGATGAACCAAAGCCATTGAGTGACGCAAAGCGATGAGTAACAACATATCCAGCTCCAGCAGTTGCAACTGACTTAGGACTATCTAATTCAAGTGAAGAACCTGCTTCTTTTGCTAACTGACGTGCAAGCTCAATGTAAACTTTGTATGCTGCGTTAAATTGTTCCTGTGTATTAGCGGATCCGTGCGCAAATTCAATCGAAGCATATCCGTTAGCGTTTCCGTTATAATCGCCTAAGTCCCATGCGCCTTGATTTTTATGTGCTACTTCCCATGCTTCAGCACGTCCAGTCTCATGGTTAAACCCAACTAGATGTGTATAAAAGGCGTTGTCGTAGTGACCAGCCAGGTAGTCACGTTCGTTTTGCATCGTTGCGTTAGGGTTAGCTGTCTCATGAAGATGAATTGACGTATAAGGCGGTACAGAATAACCGCCTTGTTGCGCTAGTCCGTTAGGAACTACGATTTGTTGAATTACTTCTACCATGTTTTTTCTCCTAATTGGTATACGTTCTTTTCGTTTATATACATTTTTGTATGTTTATGCAGTTTCTGATTGATTGTTGACAACTTTTTCAGCTTCCGCTAATGCTTCAGCACTGACTAGTGGCTTAACCGCTCCCAGTGTTCCGTTTGCTTTGTTCACTGCATACGCTTGCTTAATATAGGTAAGAATTTGTGCCTCCGTGAAGTTTTTACCGATATTATTTTCGTCAAGCCGCTTCTTCATTTCAGCAGCAGCAGCTGCTTGTTGCACCTCTCCAGTACCGATGAATGCTTGTGCTACTAATACAGCTTGGTTACTAAATTCTAAAGCACGTTTGATGTTTTCATTATTTTCAGTTGACGCACGTCCCTTTAAATATTTAGATAACGCAATTGCGCCACCTGACGTTACAAATACTGCAAGTAAAGTGTTAGCTAGTTTCAATAATTCATTTAACATTGTTTTCTTCTCTTTCTTTTTGTGCAGAGTTTGGCTCTTTTTCCATTGTTTTTAACTTAACGTGGTATTCATCTTCTATCCAATTTACAATAAATTGCGGGACACGCATACCGGCTAACATCATATTAGCAAAAATAGATTTAAGTAAGTATGATCCAATCGTGATTGTCACAAAGAATGAAATGAAGTCAAATATGACTGGCGAATAAATCACGTTACGCCCACCAACATGTGTTGGTAATACTGAAATAAATACGGTTACAAACCAGATGATCAAAGGTGTAAACGCTAATGGGATAGACTTGCGCAAACCGCCAAGTCCACCACCTGACGTTCGTGCAACCTGTCGTCTTTTACGCCACCTTCCACCTAGAAATGTGTCATAAAAGATTAAAATAAAAAGTAACATAGTTTCTGTTACTCCGTTAAGATTAGCAAATAAGTAATCTAGTATTTCATTCATGTTGTTACCTATACGATATTCCCATTTGCATCGCGCCAATTATCGCCATTATAAATTACTTTTTTATTTAAGTCAGTACGATAGAATTCTTGCAAATAATCTGGGTGAGGTGGGTTCGTTGTTCCGGACTTCGGCGCAGCAATTTTACGCGTTAGAATATTCTTTCCGCTTTCTGGAGACCACAAATTATGCAGACCGATTGCAGTACCTTGGATATTATAGTCAAATGTTCCTTTCCAACCATTTGGCAATTCTTCAACAGCGTACGGATTAGTGTCGCCTGTTGGGTCGTCTGGAATAACCGTGTCGTCAAATCGTTCGATAGAGTAATCAATTGCTGTGATTAGTCCACTACCTCTAAATCTTGGTAAGTGTCGGTTCCCTTCGTCAGCGTTGTTGATAAGGGTTAATGGCTTTTGAGCATCGCCATAGAACTTATATCCGAATACACATCGAGCGACAGTACAATTCTTCATCACAACGTGTTCGGCTCTGGCGATAATAATGCCAGTTCCAAGTCCACCTATGTTGACTGTATCAAGTCCAATTAGTGCCATTTCATCATTCGCATCATTGACAGAGATAACACCAATGCTGTCAATGCTTGGAGTTACTGGCTTATGCCGATCAAATCGATCCATGAAGTAGCTTTCTGAATATACGCCAAATTGCTTCATAAATGATGAACCAAAATACTGGCCGTTAATACCAACCAAAGGCTTTTGTGAGGTATAAAACTTCAAATAGAAATTATTAAAGTTCACATTTGTTGCAAATCCCCACCACTGTCCAATCGTGATAACTCGTTCATCCCCAATGATGACGTTGTAATCCGTTCCCGAAACCATACTGTCAAAAGCTTTTTGCGTGACATGCATTGTCACACCATAATCGGACAAATTACTCTTATTTTCAGTCGTACCGACAAAGTTAATCGTTCGCGCATAACCGTTATTTCTGAAGAAGATTGCTGAATTATTATGGCTGCTGAAACTATCAAGATAGTAATCGCCGTCTAGAAGCTGCAACGTACCACCAAACACCAAATCTTCAATGGCTGCGTTAATCATTGCCTCATCATTGATACCTGTGCCAACGTAGTCTGCGCGCGCTTTATCCAAATCTGATGAGTTAGCAGCAGCAACTCGTACTATTGTATCTTTCATCGGATTGATAATTTCTGGGAATGCATTAACGATTTGTCCGTTGTCAAACGTAGACCCAACATATAAGAATCCAGCATCAGCTGGTGTTTGAATATTAATCGATGTTCCAGCTAGCAATGAAACAATGCCTGTATATCCAGTAGCATAATCTGGTGTATCTCCGACGTTTCCGGTCTGTGTCTTTAAGAAAGTATAAGTGGTTGCTATTGCTGAATTGGCTTTAATTCTTACCGATTTGCCAATTTCAGAAACAGGAATAACGGCAGACGTTGAAAACCCAGCTGTTGTGTATTTTCCTGAAGTTGAACCGATTACAAACGGTAAATGCGGATAATCCTTAACGTTCAAAGCACGCTTATTTCCAAATATTGTGGTATTTAAACTATTAATACTTGATGTGTTTTTTTCAACTGTTGCGTTGCTATTAAAAAGAGTAACAGTTTGTATGGTTTCTGGGCGACTCGTTACTTTGAAAGTCACAGCCATCGCAGGTACATCAATGGTTTGCTGTCCAACAAATCTCTCTAACATTCCAGAACCTGGGATAAATACACCATTTACGTCGTAAAACGCATACCCAACGTTCGATGTAAAACTTTCAGAGAAAAACGTTAAGCGATTTACGTTCGCAACAGAGACGGTATAGTATGGAAGTGTTGAGCTCGCGGACACTGACCCGTCAAACGGATCAATAGCTCCCATAGTCTTCCCCGGTGTGAAACGCCGGATGCCATCGACATTATAATCAATTCCAGAAGATTGATATACCCCACCAGCAACCCAAGTTGTCCCGTTCCAGTAATTCCAGTTACCATTGTTAGTTGTAATATAGGTGCGGTTATGGTCTGGATTTGCAGCGATTAAATCAGCTAGTGTTGGATAAATACCACCAACTGCCAATGCACCAGAACCCGTAATGGTAATATCAGATGTACCGTCAAAAGGCGTACCGTTTATATTACGTGGCGTTTGTAATTTAGTCGCTGAACCAGTAACTGAACCAACAATAGGATTATTGAACGTATTCATTCCAGTCCACATATTATCAGCTGCCTTAATGCTTAAATTTTGCGCCTTTAAATCATTGACGCTAGTAACTAATCCAGACATGTCGTTTGTCAATTTATTAATTGTCTGATCAACAATTGAGATATAATCACCAGATTCTTCCGCTGTTATATCAACTGCGTCCAATACATTGACACGGAACGCAGCGCTCGATGCCGACTGGTCTGATTTTACAAATGAGAAGTAAGCATTTTTAAATTCACCTTGATTTTGTCCCCATGCCTTAGTTGGCGTATATGTGAACTTACCGTTTGTCGTGTCTACATTAGATACAGCTCCATCAACAATTTTAAACCCGCCGGCAGTTGTACCCATGAACATTGTCATCCAACCAGTTAAGTCGAGCGGTTCACCGTTACTCGTTACTGTAACATCAAGTGATTGATAATTTCCGTCACCTTGGCGCAACTGAACCATAGGGTTTTGGAATTCTGATTTAGTTGTATCAATATTTAATACAATTCCGTTTGCCATTATTCACCCTTTTCTTTTTGTTCGTATTGCTCAACCAGTGATGCTAATTGCGCAATTGCTAATGTTTTGTTTGCGTTTTCTTGTAATAGTTTTTGGATAACAACATCTTTATCTGGTTGCATAATTAAGCTCCTACCTTTGTGCTTAGCATATTCTTAGAAACAATTTCAGCTATCTTATCTAACTTTTGTTGACCGTTATATTCAAGCCATTCAGATCGACTTATTACTACCGTTCCGTTATCAATTGTCGTTCCGTCTGTGAACGTGACGCCAAAAATTAATTTAACTGTTTGGTCTTCGTTATTTGGTACTTCATTTTTCATTTGAATGTTGTTCATTTTTCTTTTAACCTTTCAATCTCTACTTGTTGTTCTAATATCATTTTGCGCATGTTTCTGATGATTGGGATTAGAGCAGCACCAATTTTCTCATACTGAATACCATGTAACTCACCGGTTTCTTCGTCTTTCAATACAAAGTCGTCAAGTCCAGCTTTATCAAAATCTTCAGCAAGCATACCATAATATCTACGATTGCTTAAATCGATTTTATGATCTGGCTTTATTCCACTTTCTTTGTACCTTTGAATTTCTTCATCATCTGACTTATCTTGCCAAGTCATAGGATCAAGCGTTAATAGTTTCTCACCGGCAGAACCATCTTTGTCGTACTCAATATTAGTTTTATATTTTATAGATGAAGACAAGGCAGTTAAAGCACCGTCTGTCGCCATTTGTACCGATGTACCACCAGAAGTCCATTTAACATTTCCGAGGTAAATATAGCCATTATTGCGTGCTTCTACGAGCCACCTTCCGCTCGCCTTTAAACTAACGTTTCCATTGTTTGAATACAAATTCATCGTATTTGAAGAACCGACATAAAACTGTAAATCCTGACCTTGCTGCAATTTAGCTAAATCAGTTGTTGCGCTGTTGATTGATTGCCAACCTCTACCACCAATTAACTTAATGGTGTCTGCGTAAACAGTACCAGAGGTATTGACAGAAAATCTTGGGTTGTTTTGGTTATAACCAACATACATACCGTGACCTGTCAAGAATGAGTAACCACCGGTCTGTTCAGGGTGATCAGCGTCTTCTTGTGATATGCGCAATCCTGTCATGCCTAATTCAGCAGAAACATTTAATCTATTTGTTCCAGATTGAATACCAGCGTCACTTTGTGTATACCAAGCATACTGCTTTGCACTTCCAATATAAGCGTCTGCCGCTGTTACTGTACCGCTAATAGCTAATCGTGTACCATCGCTACCTAGATTATATACGCCGTTTTGATTTATTCTAATCCAAGGGTCAGTGTTTCCACTAGGTTGGTTATTGTAGTAATAAGGATTGTCAGAGAAATCGTATATTGTCCCCAACTGGTTTGCATAAAACTTTCCACCATTAGTAATACCAATCTGAACACCTGTTAAGTTACCAGTCGTAATATTGCTTGCGTTGATATTGATACCGTTTATTTGTGAGAAATCAAGTTGTCCACCTTTAATGAAGTTAGCTGATAATTCGCCTGTGACGATATTGTCGGCGCTTAGGTTTAAAACATTAACTTTGTAAGCGTCAACTGTTCCAGCTTGCAACCGTGATGCGTCATAAGCCCCTTTAAACTTAACCCAAACTGTGCCAGAATAAGTATACATTGCCTTGCCATCAGGCTCATTGTTGTCAGTCTTAAACCATACGTCACCTAATACAGCTCCAACTGGATCAGCATTACCGTAGTAAACTGTGTTATCACCTTGTGCAACGGCTCTATTTTCTTGCCATTGTTGATCAGTTTTTGCACCTAATACCCAGATAGTGCCGTCAAAGTAGTACTCTTCTGTATTTCCGTTAGGCAACGCCTTGAACCATACGTCACCTTTTTTAGGGTTTGGTGGTTCTTCTGCACCGAATGACGTGTTATTGTGTCCACCGTTAGCAACGCTCCATTGTACTTGGTTACTATTAGTCGTAATACTTCCAGATAATTGATTAATCTGTGAAGTGATACTGTTGCTTGATAGGTTATCACCCAATGACAATTCAGTCATTTCAGGGTTCAACAAGTCGTACTTAACTTCAAACACTCGTGTCTTATAGCTTAAATCACGGTCACTGTGCATAATCAGTACCGTGTCACCAAGTGATAAGTTTCCAACTTTAGCAACCGTTGCTGAATACTCAACCAGCGGGTGGTTAATTGACATAAGTGTTTGATATGCTTGCTGGATTAAAACGTTAGGGTCTTCAATTTCATCAAAAGTTGTCAGATATAATCTAGCCGAACCATTAATATGACCATATTTAGCCGTAGCGTCATGGTCTTCAAGAATTTTACTCCCAGCAGGTTTATCCAACTGTTTACCACTAGACTTAGACCACGTAACGCCACTAATATCAATTCTGCGCCCATATCCGTCAGGAGAACCGTCAGAACCAGAGCTAACCTGTTCCCCTTTACCACGTGGCAAAATAGCGGTATAAATGCTGTCAGATTGCTGTTTCTTTGTTACCGTTAGTAAGTTACTACCGTCAGCAAAAACTTTTGACGTATCGTTCCCTTGCCTGAACACATAGTCCATGAAACGACCAGAAATCTTGTTGCCAGTAATCGTGATATAAAAGTAAACTTCGCCACCCATTAAACCAACGACTTTTTGGATAGCTTCTAAGT